ATAGCCCGCAGAGATAAAGCCATTGGGTCGGCGTAAAGACATGGGATACCCCTATCAGGAATTCAACTCTTCCCACGAAATCGTGACTACACAGTCATTCGCCGCGCTGGCGGTAGCACCAATAGACCTGTCCTCTAAAAGATAGAAGCTTGTCGTCTTGTCCGTAACGATCAAGGTCGCGTCAGCAGGGACAGAGATGGTCGAAGCGATTGCAGTACCCGTACCGCCTAGATCGTCCTGCGAGAAGATGCTGATCGTAATATCAACAGCAGAAGACCCATCGACGTTAGCTACTACAATCGAGTTGATCTTGTAGACCTTGCCACTTGAGGCAGCGTTATTGACCAGCGCAGTCGCAAACGGGTTCGCCGTCGAGCTGATTAAAGTGCTACTGGTGTTGCCCAGTATCGTTGTGACGTTAACTATGTTGGGGTTAGCCACGGTGGTCTCCTAGAGTCCGAATATGAGTGAAAAAGCGATTGCTTGGCCTTTAGTCGCGCCACTCGCTGCTGGTGCAGTGGAAGCCCAGGATGTTCCGTTACTTGTCAGCACGTTGCCAGCAGTACCAGCGGCGGTTATCCCAGTGCCCCCATTTGCTACCGGAGTGACACTCGCAGCCAGCAAGGTCACAGTACCCGCCGCGTTCTCGCAATACAACTTCATGTCAGTAGTATTTAGAGCCAACTCACCAGCCGCCAGGTCTGCCGCCAAAGGGACAGCCGCAGCGGTGGTCGTGCGATAAAGTTGAATTGGGGTGTAGCCTGATTGTGCCATGTTTGTTACCTCAAATTTTCAAGTTTGTATAAGGTCTTCATATGTGTCGCGGTGAGTTCATCAACAATGTTCTCAAGAGCCGGAACACCCTTACTCAACTTGCTACGGTGTTCATTAAGCCAGATTATGTCGTCGTTAATGGTTTTAGAGATACTTTTCTCTTGCCCCTCAACCGCCCCGATAATCCCAAAAGTACCCTGATACGCCTCAATCAAGCTGTCCAGCTGCTCTATCACGTCTTCGTAATAATGCCCCAGTGCTTTGTGCTCAGCATACGACTTTGTCTTCCAGTGCGCGATATGCGCAGCATTTCTGGCGTGGAACAAACGCTCGATGAGTTTTTCAATCATCAGAATGTGCCCCCGTCCATGTTGCCCCACACAGGAGCGCCCACCCCAGCAGACAACAGCACCTGTCCGGCAGTGCCTGCCGTAGTGAACGCATAAGCGGTGCCTGTTCCGTAAACCGCGCCACCAGCAGTAGCCGTTGCCGTGGTGTTGGTGCCGCCGTTAGCAATCGGCAGGGTGCCGGTCACACCAGTGGCGAGGGGTAGCCCCGTTGCGTTGGTCAAAGTGCCGCTAGAAGGCGTTCCAAGCGCCCCGCCGTTAACAACCAGCGCCCCGGCAGATCCAGTGTTAACGCCCAGTGCAGTAACAACCCCTGTGCCGGTCGTTATTGTGGCAGGAGCCACACCTGCGCCGCCACCAATTACCAGCGCGTTAGCGGTTAGTGCCGCCGAGGTAGCCCAGGTTGACGCAGAACTAAAGTAAGGTACGCCGCCGGAAGTCCCCGCAACGGTAAGAGCCAGGGTGCCGGTTGAGGTGATTGGCGAACCAGCCACCGAGATAATACCGCCGGTAAAGGTCTGGGCAACGCTGGTGACGCCGCCAGGGGCTGGCGTTTGCCAAGTCGCCGCCGTGCCACTAGTCGCCGTTAACACCTGCCCATTGGTTGGCGCGGACGAGGAAGAAACATTCACCACCGTGGTGGCTGAGTTCAGTGCGTTGGTCTTAGCAGCCGTGCCCGTGGTGTCTTGGTTCCACGTGGGTATCGTGCCAGCCAAGTCTGCATAAGCAATACTGACCACACCAACCTGACCGTTAACGCTAGACACTAGGTTAGTCTGGTCAATCTTCTGCCATGTAGCGCCGTTGAAGATAGCCCAGTCACCCACAAGCCAGTCGGTAACGCCATTCAAATTAGTCGAACCCGCTACGGACACAATATAGTAGTAGCCGTTCACACCAACACTAGAAGTGAGTGTAGGCGTGTTGGTCGAGGCATTCCATGACCCCTGGTACGACAACCCGCCGGTGAAGCTGGCAGTAGTGGCGCTTGTGACCACGCCCTTAGCGTTGACCGTCAATACAGGAATTGCACTGGATGAACCATAAGTGTTGGCGGTTACGCCTGAAGCCGGAAGGTCTGCATTCACCAAAGCTCTAAAGGCTGTAGGTGCGGCGGCTCCTGCGGCTGGGCCTGCATAAACAACATTTGCTGCTTGGTCAACAACGAGCAGCGCGGAACCCCACGTTGGTGCTCCAGTTCCTCCAGACACTAACACTTGACCTGAAAGCCCAACAGGACCAACATACAACCCGTCAGCGCCAGACCACATTATTGCCCCAGCCGCCATTACCAGGCTGCGTGCTGTGCCGCCGTGGTCAAGCGTCAGGATGCCGTCAACCTGCGCGTCTAACGTGAGGTCTATCGCAGGGTGCTGGTGGTCAGCGCGTGAAATATTGGTAGAAACCCCGGCAACACCCGAGTTGCTCCCTACCAGCGGCAACGCGCTCGATAGGTTTGCGTTCAGTGTTACGTTAGCGTTTAGCGGGCCACCGCCGCTCAGTCCTGTACCGGCAATCACTTGCGTAGCCACGGGCACATAACCGGACGTCGTCGCAGGGATAGTAGTTGCCGACATTACGCGCCCAGTGGCGTCAACCGTAAAAACGGGAATGTCAGTCGCTGTGCCGTAGGTTCCAGACGCTACACCTGAAGCCGCAAGCTGCGTAGTGCCAATCCCGCCGTTAGCTACGCTCAGCGTCACGTTCGCGGTCAACTGGCCACCACCGGTCAAACCCGTGCCGGCAATTACCTGGCGGTTGGTAGGAACCCCCGCCACAGCTAGCAAATCACCCACGCGGATCTGGTAGGTGTTGCCCTCGTACACGATCATCATCAACGAGTCTTCGTCGGCCACCGGCGCAACAGGTAGCTGTGTTATTCGTGTAGGTATTAAATTACTTGGAACATTAGACATTATCAAATCTCCAGGTAACTATCGCCGTCTTCGGTGATAATGAATTCGTCGCCTGCTTCTTGGATTAGGCCAGCGGGGTGCGTGTTAACTGGGGTGTCCGGACGATTGAACGGCAAAACAATTTGATCAGGACGACGCGGCGCAAGGCGGTACGGATCGTACTGGTCTCTATCTTCCTGGCACACCATCAAGCCGGGGTAGTTTGGATCGGGAGACAGCGCTGAAAGAAACATTTTACGCGAGCAACGCCCGCATATGGCGATGCCATACGTCGGTTGTCCACTCGGGTCAAGAAATGCGCTCATGCTGTGTAACACCCTATGCCCGGATTGATCTGAATCGGTGACCCATCGTTATCCCCGTCCCATGCGCGCTGCAAGCTCATGCCCGCTTTTGGCTCAAGCATCATCGCTAGCTGGATATCGACCTGGGGAGTTTCGGCGGCAACTTTGGCCGCCAAGCCGTCAACAATCGCATTTAACCAACGCTGCGGAACTTCCACATCTTGCCGCAGGTTTTCGGTGTCCATAATCTGACGATGCCGCCAGAGCACTAACTGAGCCTGCTCAGCTGCCGAGAACGGCGCAGGCCACAGGTTTACCACAGGTTGCGGAAGGTCACGTTGAAAGTAGTAGCTGCTAGGGCGTCCGGGGAACACTTTGTTGCTCTGGTTGACGTAGCTGTCTCGGTTCAACTGTCCAAGCGGGATCTCTTGCGGCATGTTGCCCAGGGTCACCGTAGTGTAGTTAAAAGTAGACGTGGAGGTAATCCTAAAGTACTGGTAAGCCAGTGCTCCGGAGATATCTGTCCACACAATCTCGCCGGCAACTGCGGCAGTTGAAGAAGTTCCCACCGTCACCCACACCGTGCCGTTAGTGCTCACCTGAAAAGTCAGCGGAGTTGACACGCCAGACCACTCTACGCCCACCGTATCTACGGTAGTCTGAGTAGTAAAGTTCACGGTGTATGACATCGCAGCGGTTGTGGTTGCGCCGGTTACTACTTGAAGGGTGCGGTAGTTTAGGTTGAGGACTTCGACCGTGCCGTTGGGCAGGGTAACAATAGGTTGGTTCTCATACATCGGGAGAACCATTTTTTCAATACACCAGCTAGGGGTTTTAACGCTGGCCAGCTCTGATAAAAAGAGGTACAGAGACTCAAGCGCGTAGGTTTGCATTTCGGCGGTAATAGCCTGCGCGGGCAAACGACAGCGCCTGAAGGCGTGGTCTACCACCTTCAGCGCGTTAAACGTCGTTGTGCTCACTGCACCAGAATAGGCCATACTAACCCCAAGTTGTAGTCAGTTGGCAGCTGCTGCAGCACACCTCGTTTGACAAATTATAGCGTGAAGCCGCTAAAATTAAAAGTCACTTCTTTTTAGGCTTAAGAACTTCCCCGCCGTGGGACTTTTTAACGTCAACCCCACAGTTCGCCATCCGTTTTGTAGCAGCGCCGCCACGGGCGTAACCCTTGACGCGGTGCTTGCCGTCGGAAGGAAATGAAAACTCAGCAACGTACTTCAGTGTTTTACTCATAATTCCTCACGCGCTAGCGTAGGTTTTTAGGCACTCAAGCACAATGGTGTACGAGTCGCCAGCTGTGGCGTCATGCGTAGTGAAAGCGATGTCGCCGGTCTTACCCGCGCCTGAGTTGTTTGGAATACCGCCGAAAGACGAAAAGTCCATCAAATATGGGCCGTTTGAAGTCGCTTGCCAAGCTAAAATGTCTGTGGTTGCGTCCCAAAGGATACGAACTTCCATACCGTGTAAGGTCATCCAAATTTTGTTGATCTTCACGCCGTTACACGCCAATCCGAACGAGTTAGGACTCAGCGTAGAGACATCAACTTTGACAACGGCGGTTTCGCCGGTGCCATCTGAAATGTTAGTAAACTTGCCGATGAACAGACGCTCACCGTCAAGAAGTGTTTGTGACGTTACGTTATCAGCCATGGTTATCTCCCCAGCGTTGGTTTAAAAACCGGAGGGCGCACCCTCCGGTAAATATTCAAGCAGTACGTGTGAACACGTAAGCCGTTGCGCTTGAGAACATGAGCGTGAAACGACCAAGACCTGTTACACCGCTAGGAACTGTCAAGTCACCAAAGCTGCCTGGAGTATCAGCTGCTGCACCAGACAAAATACCGTTAACCGCAACAGCAATAGTCACCGTGTTTGCACCTGCAGTGTTGTCAACGTAGAGGTCAAAAACTGTGCCTCGAACCGCACCAAGAGCTGCGCCCAACAACGTGCCTGTAGGCAGAGTGATGGCGGTTGCTGCGGCAGAGGTAGAAGTGATGTAGCCGGTTGCTACCTGCGCGGCGGTTGCCGTTGCTGTGGCGTTAATTGCGGCGGTGGTAGCGTGAGTGATGCTGCCTGAACCTGCGATGTTGCCTGTTACATTGCCTGTTACATTGCCTGTTACATTGCCGGTTAGGGCACCGATAAAACCATTGGTTGACGTAACGGGGCCGGAAAAAGTAGTCGAAGCCATTTTAAATTCCTCTCATGCGAGTTAAATGGGTATCTGTCTGCATGACGTCAGCCGGGGCTGTCAGATACGCGGGTTATCCCGGAAAAACAAAGAGGGGAGCCGAAGCCCCCCTCTTTTTATTACTTAAACACCAGCTGTACCAAACACGCCACGCGGGTCAGTCCAACCCACAGTGTAACGCTCGGTTGCCTTGTAACGCATGGAGTCAGTCTCGAAGTCGCCTTCCATAGACTTTTCCAATCCGCGACGCATCATCAGCTTCAAGCCTTCAGGCGCATCAGTCTGCACCCACCATGCGGTGGACGAGGTGATACGTGACAAGTTAGCTTGACCTTCAGCCAGCAAGCCCATGGACTTAACTGGGTTGATGTCGTTGTCAGCAGTGCCGGTACGCAACACGCTTTTCAGCAGAACTTCAGCCTGGAACACGTTAGAAGGACCAGAAACGATCTTCTTAGGTGTCAAGCGGATACGCTTACCGTTGTTGTCAACAGCGTTGCGGATCTGGATGAGGATCTGCTCAAGCGACGTTTGCGACAGGTTAGCCGCTGTGCTCAGCTGGTTGCTGAACGTGCCGCTAACAATCGGATGCGCAGTGCTGACCAGCGATACGCCGTCACCACCAACATACGCGCTGTTAAACGCACGGTTCAGGATGTTAGCCGAAAGCGTCTCTTTCGTCTCGATCAGAGACTGAGCCAAGTGCTTGGCGTAGGTCTGGCCGATACGGATGTGGTCGCCGTCTTCTACGAGGACTTTGGTCAGGCTGAATGCCAGGCCGTAGACTTTGTAGAGGTAACGCTGCAGGAACAGTACGCCACCGGACTGGTAGCTTACAGCCATGCCGTCGGGCAGCTCAGGCGCAGCGCCAAAACCATAAAGAACGGGTTCTTCGTGGTAGTTGCGCGGAATGCCTTTCTGTTCGGTGAAGACTTGCTTCCACTCGTCAGCACGCTGGGTGTAAACGCCATCAAACACTTCGTTGAGGATTGGCTCAACGATGGATCTGAAATCCGTACTTCTCATTGGAGTAGCCATGGTTCAGTCCCCCTTAAATGGCGTTAACAGGTGCTTTGTATGCAGCTTCGTTCAGACGAACGGTCATGCTTACATAGGCATCGGTCAAAGAGTCGGTGATAAGGTACGCAGAGCCAGTGATCTGGAATTGACCAGAAGTAGCTACAAGCGCGGTTAGGTACGTGCTGCTAATGCCGGTGGAAGTAGAGCCGCCGGGAGAAGCTACACGCCAGTCTGCCTGAGCGCCTACATCGACTTGTACCGATGTGGTGCCAGGGGTGCCTGGATTTGCGTACTGTACGTCGTACAGCGTTTCGGGATCATCGTACACGTAGGCAATGATTTCTGTGCCGGTGGTAGACGCTGGCCAAAACGGGGAAATAGTAGGCTTGCCAGTTGCGTCGTTGTACTCAACGCCAGCAAAAATACCCAGCAGGGTAACGCCATCTGTAGTGCCGGTACGCGAACCGTCAGATGAGCCAAGTTGGATTGTCCCGGTGCTTATCAGCTTAACGGGGTCTCCGGAAAAGATTGTCGCAGCATAACCTGTGGCAATCGTGTAGGCTTTCGGACGCATTTGTCCACTGTTGTGGAACGAAGCTCGAAAACCATATGGTGCGCTAGTAGCGGACATAGTGACTCCTAATGGTTGGTTGAAAGATTCGGTCAGGAAAGATCAAAGCGAGCTTCCCGGTTTTGCCCTATCTCCCTATTACCATCTCCCATGTCAATCCGCGACTTAGACACTCGGGCTTGCTGCTCAAGGAACTCAGCCGTGTCGGTGAGTTTCTCTTCTTCTCTTAAAGGAGCATCGTGATGAGCTTCCTTCATGTACTTTTCGTACAGAGACATTGGCAGCTTAAAAGCAAGCATCTCATTCACCCCAATGAGTCCGGCCCAATCACCCGTTTTAAGGGTGGCGTATTCCCAGCCTGGAACATCTCCTGGCTTGATAGGCTCGTAGCCTAGTCGGATGCGCATGTGGATCGAATCACGCGGGTTAGTCGTGGTCAGCCAGCACGAATGCCAGCCGGGGAGTTTTGGTAAGTCCGGTAGACTGGACTGAAAAAACTGATGACGGAACATTTCAACCCGCTCGTCTTCGGTAACTTCGCGATTTTGGCTAACGGCACGATCTGTCATCGTGCGGTCTTCACGGTTGTCCCCAGCGGATTTCTTCAATCTTTCGTCTGTCATAACGTCGCTCCTTTTTCAGCGATTGAAAACAAGTATAAGTTCAAAAAAATAAAAGTCAAATTAGCCATAAGTCTACGCTTTATTGGTACGGTCGTACTCAGCGTAGCGTTTGACGTATTTCATGCGCAGCACGGGGTCGTCCCACACTCCCGCATCCACCAGGGCTTGCTTGCGTTCGGGACTGACATAAATCTCTCTACGGGTGCTTGCAGGGGCATGCTCACGACCAGAACCCACTGCTGGGCCACCTCGCGCTACACGCTCTTCACGAGTATTTTTAAACTTCTCAGGTAACCGGCGGGCGGTTCGTTTTCTCAGCTCAGTCCAATACTCTTCCGACTGCGGGTTGTACCCGTCTTTGGACAGCGACTGGTCTATCGCAATCACTATCGCGGAGTCTTCGTCACGGCCTTGAGAATCATACCAGGGGTTATCAGACATGAACTGCTTAGCATGGTGCAGTGTCATGTCGTCAACGGTTTGACCGGCAGGTTGGGGGCGATTTTGAGCAGCCATCTGTTTATCGTACTGTAGCTTCTGCATTTTCTGCATCGCTTGGTCACGATAACGCATCGCCTGGGTTACGTCAGCTCCGTTGCCGGCCTCTACCGCTTTAGCTATCACCCGCTCTGCCATCTCTGTTTCTTTGGCCGCTTGGGAAATGTAAGCGTCGTAGCTTCCAAGGTCTACTTGGTGGGCACGTTGTTCTTGAGCCGATAAGCGGCGCTCAAGGTTATCGTTTTGTTTGCGTAGGAAGTCTAGTTCCAGTTTGTCGCGCTTTATTGCGGTGTCGCGCCGTCCTTTACGCTCTGCTTTTTCAAGCCTACGGCGTTCTCTGATTGCTGCCCGTTCATCATCATTACCGTCACCATCATCCTCTTCCTCGGAGGAGGATTGGGTACGGTCATCTTCAGAATCGTCTTCGTCTTCTTCTGTCGAAAGTTTGTTCTTATCCTCAACAATAACTAGCTCTTCGTCGTTTTCTTTCATTACTTCAGCCATACGTCATCTCCTTTTCAGATGAATGCCTTGACAGCTAGTGGGTTTCCTAAAACTCGCCCGATGATGTCAAGATCGTTGAAAATAACAAACATTGCAGACTCGTCTGTACCTGGGATCTTAGCCTCCCAGCGGTCGCCACCGTACTTGGCTACGCGGACAAACTCCCCCGCAGTACACCACTCGCCTTCCGGCCATGTGGTCATGTCGTTGCGGTTCTTAAAGGCTAGCGGTCCTAGTGATACCACCTTGCCAATTTGGGTATTCCACTTCTCTGTGTCAACAGTGTCAGTGTTTAAAATAATACCCCCTGTAGACCTCTTCTTAGCTGTGCGGATCTGAATCAGAACGCGGCTACCGAAAGGCTGAATCCCTGCTGCTACAGCGGGAAAAGCCTCTGCAAGTGCGTCCTCATATGTCATTGTCGCCATGATTTTCCTCATCTATAAGTTTTAGAAGTACGTCAATTGCTGCTTCATAGCCAGCAACCATTCCAACACGATACCCGTACTCAAAGGCATCGCGGTTCTGGGGACGCTTCAAGGCTTCTACAGCAAACCTTTGCTGCTCGGCCTTGAGGCGATTCAGTAGTTTCGTCTCTAAGTTCACGCGGGTGTCTTAGGCGACTTAGGCGCAGAGGGCAGCGTTTGGCCGGTGACTTTCTCACCCGCCGCCATGCGGTGCTTCTGCTTAACATCGCCGCCTGCCATTGAAACTGTGCCTGTTTTGGGTTTATCACTCATGGTTTTTCTCCTTATGGGTTGGGGTTAATACCTGTGCCTGTGCTTACTCTTACTTTCTCACCCGTAGCCATTTCAGCTGCGGCTAAGAGCTTTGCGGTGTCGTTGTCAGCCGTGTTCATGCGCTCCCTAGCACTTAGTTCAGCAGATAGGCGTTGATCCTCACCCATTTGCTTCATCTGCTCGGTTTGCATGCGTGTGTTGAACTCTTCCTGCTTAGCGGCCAGTTTGGCGGCTTCAAGTTGCTGCTGTGACTGCATCTTCTGCTGGTCGTTCTGCAGCTTGGCTTGGTCAACCTGCATACGCTGCTGCATTGCCTGGCCTTGCC